TTTTCTGGAAGATGCTAGACGTAACAGTATTAATATTGCTTTGTTTATACATGATGATGTATACATTAATACACGCGATTTATATAATCTTGTTAGCGATTCCGCGAAAAAGTTTCAAGTGTTTGGCCTGGCTGGGGCAACGACCTGTAAAATTGGTACACCAGCTTTATGGCATCTTATGTCAGAAAGGCAAAGCCAGTTAGGCTGCGTCGGTCATGGTACAAAGGATAATTACACTTATACATCTTTCGGACCTGTTAATAAGAGAGCATTACTAATTGACGGTGTTTTTATTGGTATTAATATAGGGGAGCTCCCCAATAACGTTAAGTTTGACGAATCATATCCATCTAAATTTCATTATTATGATTTAGACTTTAGTCTTGAATGTAATAGGAACAATGTTAAAATAGGTGTTGTTGATATTCCTATTATTCATTCAAGTCCTGGATTAACAAATCCAAATAAAGAATTTTATGACGGTCAACAATATTTTATTAATAAATGGAAAAAATAGATTTAGATTATTTCGAAAAGGTTATTGTTTATAAGAGTCTTACAGACGAAAAGTATCTTGCTGATATTGTAGGTCATATTGAACCTGCTCTTATTGCTAATAAGAGTATCAAGACTATCTTTACGGTTATTAAAGACTTCTATAATAAGCGTGGAGTCCCTCCCACGATAACTGAGCTTAAGACATATCTCGTTAACGATGAGATAAAAGATGCTTTTAGATCCGTTGCAAGTACTTTTAGTGAGATTGATAAAAATCTTAATAAGGACGAGCTCCTAGAAAATACCGAGAGGTATCTCAAAGAGCGCGCTATATATCATACTATGATGGACGTAGCAGAAGATATTACTGCCGGTAAAGTTGATACTAGTTATATTTTAGAGAGATTTGAAAAAAGCTGTCGTATCAATCTCAAAGATGATATTGGTTTAGATTTGTTTAGAGATATTGATACTTTAATTGATGATATTACGACTGACCAGCCAGTAATTTCATCTCTATGGCCATGGTTAGATGAGAAGCTCGATGGTGGTTTTAGAGCAAACGGTAGAGCTTTTTATGTATTTGCTGGTCAGACTAACGTCGGTAAAAGTATATTCCTCGGTAACATCGCCGCTAATATGTGCCGGCAAGGTAAAAATGTTGTTATTATATCTTTAGAGATGAGCGAGATAATGTATGGATGTCGTGTTGTATCTGATATAACTAGAATACCAATAGCAAATTTAAAAGACGAGGCTGTTACTCTCAAGCATACTATTACCGAGCTTGGTAGCTCAACATCGAATGGTAAGATTCTAATTAAAGAGTTCCCTCCTAATACAATAACTGCGCAGCAAGTTGCAAGTTATATTAAAACCGTTCAGATGCAAGGTATACATATTGATGCTATTGTGTTAGATTATATTAATCTTATACGAGGTTCAATGAATTCAAATTTATATGAACGTATTAAGACTGCTGCAGAAGAGATCAGAGCCTTGACATATAAATTTGAATGCCCTATTATCAGCGCTACTCAGCTTAATCGTACTGGATACGATGTTGAATCGCCGAAATTGGATAGTATCGGGGAAAGTATTGGTTTAGCTGCAACATCAGATGTTATTGTCGGTATCACGCAAAGTGATGAAGATAAAGAGCTTAATATAATTAATTTACATATGATGAAAAATCGCTTTGGACCTAACTTCGGGAGTAATCAAATGCGAATAGATTTCAATACTCTTACTATATCTGAAGATGAGACGTTAAATGATGACGATGGAGATTTAGGTGATTCTGCTAATGCGCTCGATATGTTGAGTCTTTAAAAGAGGGAACTAAATAATTTGTAATGTCCAAGCATGATACTTTACAGATTATTAAGAAATTCATAACTGATTACACCTCAACAACAGCTTATTTTAAAGAATCAATTTTATATAAAGGTAACCTCACACTCGGAGGTACAAGTTATAATATTTTAGGAGCTTTTTTTGAAGAGAATCCGCATTCAATAGCCAATAAAGCTTTAGAATGCTACGAGGGTGATATTATATTTTTAATTAATATCAAGCATAATGTAGTTCTTATGAGGAAAAAAGAAAGCTGCAATGTTGATTTAGGTAAATTAGCAAAGCAACTCTCCACCGGCGGTGGTACGGCGTCTGTAGCAGGATGTGTACTAAACGATACAATTATTAATATAACTAAACTTTTACAACCATGTTAACCGACGCGCCTACCCACCATATAGAAGAGGCAGAGTTTATGCATGCCTTTCTTTCATTCTGTACATTAGTATCATTACTAAATGGTAAAAAGATGAACTACCCGACAGTTTTTTTAAAGATACTTGAAAATGCGAAAATTCGAGAGCTTTATATGGAGCATATACATGAAGATAGTGAATTTGCAGCTATTAAAAAATTTATTGAAATGGAACCATCAATTACAAAAAGCAAATATATAACAAAGTACTTGAATAAATTAAAAACGCCTTTATTATAAAGGCGTGGATGAATTCGAAAAAAATATTTACAACACATACTTAGCAGTATCGAGGTCTGTTAACAATAAACCTTTCCGTATACGTCAAAACTTTAAAGATTTTGAACAGAAGCCTGAATATATAGCTATCGTAAAGCTTGGTAAGTTTTTTAAAAAACATCACCACGTTAATATTAAAAGTTTTTTTGAAGCGCCTTTTTTTGTATATGGTGATGATCATTTCGATTTGACCTTTTTCTGTTCATATAAAGCGATCAGTACATATACAAAGTACCATGAAGGTTTTTTAATTGATAACCCTAGCAGTAGTGTATGTACACAAAAAATAAAAGAGAGTATTATCTTTATTAATGACTACTGTAAACAACAAGGTATCAGTATATTTGAGTATATAGCGTATAAAGAATCTGATGCGCTATACAACGTATTTTTAAAACATTTAAAAAATAGACAGATAAATGTATATATTTTATTTGCCTATTCAGAATTTGAGAGTATAATAACGTCGTTAGATTATAATATCAAACAAACATTCTCACCGTCATTAGCTCGAATAAAATATTTGAGAACAAAACTATACACGGCAAATCAAACAAAAAAAAATATCGATATGTTCAAAACATATCTTGCAAAACATAAAAAATAAAATATAATTAAATCATGAGTAATATAACAAAATCAATGTTCGAATCCATTCGCGGTGCATTAGCGGCCGATGAAGGTAAATCATCAAATAACGCTAATATCCTAAGAACGGAGCCAGGTAATACATATACTGTTAGACTCCTGCCTTACGCGCCAGATCCGTCTAAGACATTCTTCCATTATTTTCAACATGGCTGGAATAGCTTTTCAACCGGTCAATACGTAGCAGCTATTTCACCGCAGACGTTTGGTGAAAGAGACCCGATTGCGGAAATTCGATATAAATTCTATAGAGGTAATGATGAGCAGAAGGAAATAGCAAGTAAGATTATGCGCTCTGAAAAGTGGCTAGCAAATGTTTATGTTGTAAATGATCCTGTAAATCCAGATAATAATGGTAAGACGATGGTTTTACGATATGGTAAGCAATTGCATAAGGTTATTGCTAGTGCTATTGATGGAGAAGATGCCGGTGATCTCGGTCCACGTATTTTCGATCTCGGACCCGACGGTGTTAATTTTAAAATTATTGTTGAGAAGCAAGGTGACTATCCTACATATGTTTCATCAAAATTTACTTTCCCTACCGAAATTAAAGGTCTATCGGAAAGTGAGCATGAAAATGTCTATAATAGTGGTGTAGAGCTTAGTTCTATTTTTCCTATCAAGAGCTACGACGAGCTTAAAGGCATGGTTAATGAGCATATTCTTTGCGAAGATGCTGATACGCAACGTAGTGAAACGTCGGTACCTCAAACCGCTGCACCGGAACCTTCCTCGACTCCTGTGTCAGTAGAAACTAATACAGTATCGACGGATGATAGTGACATTCAAGATCTTCTTGACGGCTTGGATATTTAAACTCTATGGAAAATCAAGAACAGGTTCCGAGTAGCTTCGAAAGACAGCTTACTCCTGAAGAAGAAAAAGCAGTACTTATCAACTTCATGGGTAATACTTATGGTGAGGTAAAAAAGCTGGATGGTAATATTGTTGGTAGTTCAACATCACTCGGCGGTCGTAGCGATAGTATTAAGCAGCATATTGAACAAATTGTAAAGTCTAGAGCTACAAATACTACCCCTGTTCGTGAGCAACCCATACCGGTACAGGCCCCGGAGCCAATTGCACCTGTACCGGTACAGGTTCCTCAAATTTCTTTGAACTCTATTACTGAGCCGATATCGGCCGATGATCAGTTAACTTTTAACTTTGATGTAAATGAAAAAGCCGAGCTGTTTACACTGATTGAAAAGATATTAACTCGTTTAGATAAGCTCCATAGAAAGGTAGATGAATTAACGTTAGTACATTCCGATTTTATTCAAACGTATCAGCAAGCTCAAAGCATAGTAGCAAAAAAAAAATCTACTAGTAAAGGTAGAGCCAGTACGAAAAAGGAAAACTAATATAATAAAAGCAGTATATGATATATTTAAAACTAAAAAATAAAAAGGATTTCGTTGCTAACTTTTTAAGTCCTATATCTAATTTAAATGATATGTGTGTTCTTAAAATTACAAATAATAACGTTTCATGTACGATTGCCGCTGCTGATTCAACTGTTGTATGTAGAGCTGACTTAGAGTGTGATGTAGAGGTAGGTTCAGCTGAATCAATTACTTTAAACATTCCAGATATTAAAAAGCTAATTAGAGTACTAGATATTGTACCAGCAAATGAAGTATCGTTAGCTATTAATAATAATAATATATCATATAGTGAGAATGGTTATAAATTTAGATATCATGTCTTAGATGATGGTATTATTAAGCTTCCTAACATTAACGTTAATAAGATTAATAATCTTGAATTTGATACTAATTTTACAGTTAATGAGAAAGATATCGGGATGTTATTTAAAGGTAGTTCGTTTACAACCGAAACATCTAAGCTCTATATATATCAAGATGGTGATAATATTTCTGGTGAACTAGGGGATAAAAACCGTCATAATACCGATAACTTTGTATGCGTACTAAGCGATTCTTATGAAGGTAATTTACTATCTAAGCCCCTTGCAGTTAATTTTGAATCGTTTAGATTACTAAGTTTTAACGGTAGCCGTGAAGTTAACTTTAGAGTTAATCAGGAGATGGGGATTATTACATGTGCTCTAAAAAAAGGTAGCGTGTCATTGATTTACGTTGTATCAGCATTAATTAATTAATATGTTAAACAAAGACGGTAGACTTAAAGAGAAACGAATTAGTAATAAGCTTAAAACGGCTGGTTATACAATTAAAAGATTGAAAGACAACGGCTTTGTTGTTTTTAAAATGTTCAATGCATATAGTACCGTTGATCCGCGTCGCTGGACTATCATGATCAACCCGGGCAATGAATCTGTATATATGACATGTCATCATAATAAGGATAACCTGAACGAAGTATTATTTGAATTTGACGACGGGGGTAATAATTTCAATCGAGGATTCTTTGTTAAAACTGATAGTATTGAAGTTTTAATTAACGAACTTTTAGAAAAAGGTGTAAACAACGACCCTACCAAAAATCCATTCAGTAAGATTAAGTAATTATATGGGAGATGAAACTCCAAAAAAGAGAGGTAGACCAACAAAAGTAAATGCCGATTCTATCTCTCTTTCTGCTGCTGTAGTAGATGATACTGATATCCAAGATGTCATCAGAGAAGCTTTACGCGTAATTATATCAGATAACAGTAAAAATATGAAGGAGAAAGACATCATCGATGCGATGGTATCGACCTGCTCAGAGTTTATGAAGAGTTTTATTATCATGGGATATGATCTCAATGATAATGCAATTAGTCCGATATTTTATGCTAAGACAGATATGGAAGCAGATGCTTTATCTCATTATATGCAGCAATACTTTGTTGCTTCAATGAAACGACATTGATTTTTGTTTATTTTATACTATAATATAGTATATGAATATAGCTATACTCGGTTCGGGATTTATCGGTAATTATCTAAATAGTTACCTTTCAAATAAACATCTTACATATTTTCTTAACCAGACGGACGATCAGTATCACGTACCACATCGTCTTCGAGAATTTATTAAAGCGCATAAAATTGATGCTGTAATTAATACATGCGGTTATACAGGTTATCCGAATGTCGATGCTTGCGAAGATAATAAAGCTCCCTGTACATTATTTAATATTACTGTACCGCTAGTAATCGAAGAAGAATGTAAAGCAACAGACGCTAAGTTTATTAATGTAAGTTCTGGTTGTATATATACCGGTTACGATAAAGATTATGTAGAAGAGGATGAACCTAATTTTGGTATATATAATCCCGATTCTAGTTTTTATAGTAAAACAAAACATTTAAGCGAGATGTTTTTAGATAAAGACTTTACTAATATTATTCGTATTAGAATGCCAGTTACTAGTAAGATGGATCATAAGAATCTTCTCTCTAAACTTAAAAAATACGATAATATTATTAACTTTAAAAATAGTAAAACTGATGTAGTTAAATTATGTGAGTTTGTCGATACGGTTGCAGAGAATTTTAAACCGGGTATATACAATGCAGTACATAGTAATACTTTAACTACAAAAGAAGTTACAGATATTATGACTGAATACGGATTACAAAACGATAAATGGGAATTTGTACCGTACGAAGATTTACCTATAAAAGCTAATAGAAGTAATTGTGTATTAGATAATAGTAAAGCTAAAAGAGATTTTAATTTCGATTTTGGTGATGAAGATTATTATATTAGACTTAACTGCGCTATTTTATCAAAATCATGGCAAGAAAAGGAATAATTTTAGCTGGTGGTAACGGTACAAGATTGTATCCGCTAACATATAGTATCTCAAAGCAAGTATTACCAGTTTACGATAAACCGCTACTGTTATACCCGATACAAACGGTATTAGATGCTGGTGTAGATGAAATTATCTTTATTATTAAACCAGATCAGTATTACAATTATAAGCATTTAATTAATAAGCTACAATTACCGGTAAAGTACAATATTGTAATGCAGGAAGATCCTAATGGTTTAGCGCAAGCATTTATTTTAGCAGAAGAATATATTGAGGGTCATTCAGTTGTATTAGCTTTAGGTGATAATATTTTTTATAGCGATACTTTAAACGAAGATCTTGCAAATATCTTACCAGATGAAAATATTATATTTGGGTATAAAGTTAATAACCCGAACGCGTATGGAGTTGCTGCATTTGATGATAATGGTGCATTAATTGATGTTGTTGAAAAACCTATTAATGCACCGAGTAATTACGCTATACCAGGTCTATACTTCTTCGATGATACCGTTATTAAGAAAGCAAAGAATTGTAAGAAAAGCGATCGTGGTGAATACGAAATTGTAGATGTAATTAAGCAGTATATAGCGGAGAAAAATATTAGCATTTATAAATTAGATAAAGGGGCTGCGTGGTTTGATTGTGGTACTATCGACGATTTACTCGATGCTGGTAATTTTGTAAAAGCTATACAAACGAGAACAAATAATAAAATTGGATATGAAGTTAAGTAGTGATGGTAAAAATATTCTAGTAACTGGTGGTTACGGG